GATTTATTTGTTGCCCTCTACCTAGTAGCCACGGGAGGTAATAGAATCTGACGGTTTAGAAAAAAAGAATGCCTACCAAAGAGAAATACTCCTTGATAGGCAATCTTACTAGTTCTTATTTCAAGAGTTCATTGACCCTTTTTTGTACCGAAACATAGTCATATCCGGCTTTTGTGAGTTTGTTTTTTCGTTCTTGTCCGTTACCCCAATCGCCACGGATGACTTCCTTTGCGATGGCATCAATAGACTTCTTACTAGATAGCATTTCATTGACCTTTGATTGCACCGCCGCATAATCATAGCCTGTATCTGTTAAACGTTTCTTTCGTTCTTCACCATTACCCCATAAGCCTTGAATGACTTCCTTGGCCAGCAGCTCGACCGATTTCTTTTCTGTAGGAGCAGGTGCATTTTCTTCTTTGCCCAGATGATTAAGCCTAGCACTTCGGATAATCGCTTTGTAATCTTTATAGGCATAGTTCATGTCTAAGTTTCCTGAGTAACCACTTAGTTTACCTTTGCTTGTGTACTGCCAGATACCGTGACGAAGTGTCGGCTCTTTACTCGACCACTGTGCGACCCAGAAATCATAAGGTGCTAGACGATCCAGTTCTGTTAAATCTTGAAACCAAGAACTAGACGCATAGATACCGGCATAATATCCAGCACTCTCTACTGTCTCGCAAAAACCTACTAAAGCATCGGTAATGGCTTTCTTACCACTTGGTCGTTGATGATAATTATCCTCTGTATCAATAAATACGGGATAAGAGATGGTCTTGCCTTTTATAATTTCTAGGCATTTCTTCGCTTCTGCTATACCCTTGGTTTTGGTATTGGCACAGCTGTACCAGTAAACACCGATAGGAATACCTCTCTCGTGAAAGGCCTTGTAGTGTTTTTCAAAGGCATCATCTTTGTGTAAACTCACTCCTGTACCGTGGCCAGTATATCCTGCTCGAAGGATGACAAAATCAACTTCTTTTGCAAGCTGGTCATAGTTAATCTGACTTGGTTTTTGCCACGTACTGATATCGATTCCTTTAGTTTTCATGATTATTCCTCCTTATCGCTCTTGTTATGGAGCTGTTTTAATACATCTTTTAGTTTTTCAGGGATAGGTAGTCCAAGGTGAGCTGAATTTTCTAACAGCGAAATTCCCTCATTTGATAAGTAGAAGAAAACAATCGCTGTTCTTAGTACGCTCCCATCACCAATCACATAAACATCTAAAATATTGGCCACACCCACTAAAACAAAAATCAGCACTTTACGGCTGATTCCAATAAATCCCACTTCACTTGATAGGGTCTTATCAGCGATGGCACATAAGACACCTGTTAGATAGTCGATGACTACAAAGACTAGTAGCGCATATAAAAATCCGTCTGCTCCTCCTAAAAACCATCCGAAGAATCCACCGATTGCTGTTATCACAACTTGGATCCAGTTCCATATTTCTTTCATTTAAATTCCTCCTTTTGTTGAAATAAAAAGAACACCTACTTTTGCAGATGTTCCTTTGATTACTCTATTTGTTTTGGTAGCCACTCCCAGAGCCTTAAATCCTCCTGCCCTAGTGACCACATACACATGCCTCGAAGTTTCCACCGATAAGCTGCTTCATTTGCCCAGTACACAAGACTATCCACATCTTGATAATAAAGAATGGAAAATCCGTCACCATCACCTAAGAAAAGACGAGATATCCAGATGTTGATATCCCTTGGAATGATGGTGACACTGTAGTCCTTTCCGCACTGGATGGATGGCATCATATCTGAATGAAAAAAATCATAATCTAGGGAGATGCTTTCACTTCTTGTGGCTGATTCTTCAAGGTCTGCTGTTAAAGTAAACACTTGAAACTCATCATCCCAAGAACAGTTACTTCTTGATAGCCGACCATAAGTTTTAAATGTTCCATCTGGCATAAGCACGTCAAAGCGTTCATAAGGCTCATAGGTCCAGGCATCGCCTAAGCGAAGCAACTGGCAATGGACTTTATTATCCGAACGAATACCTGCATAGCCTGTGACATCCGAGCAAGTGGCTGTAAAGCGCAGTGTATTGGATGCAGAGGAATAGACCCGCACTTGATTGCCACGCTTTCGTATTTCTAGGGTGTAGAAGTTCGGATTTGTTCGAATGTTTGTGGCCGATGTTTTTGAAAAGCTGGTGGCATAACTACCTTTTAAAGTAGAACCTTCATACAGTTCAATGCGCTGGTTATCATAATTAAAGCAACAATAAATCGTTCCAATAAAAACACCTGCCTTGCCACTAAAGGTTTCAGGAAAAATAATCTGCGCCCTTAAATGTATATCTGAAAAATTGTTGTAGTTCCATGCTAACTGACCCTTACCCTCCAGTTGGGAATAGGGTCTATTCATCGAACTGCTTGTATCTTGCCAAACACTCCATTCACCCGATAAAGTTGTCCAGTAGCTTTGGGGGAGAGGGTTATCATCTCTAAAATCCTCATACCACACAAGGGCAGAATCTGCTTTTCTTCTAAGCATCTCAAGCGTCAACTTAAAACCAGTTGCAGGCCCTACCATATCACCATTTACATCTTTGAAATGTCTAGGAGCAAGGGTATATTCTGCTTCACCAACTGTTGGCTCCTCAGAAAATGAAGAACAGACTCTAAATCCATAAAACTGTGCACCCTTTGCCCCAAGCGAAATGGTGATGGTATGTGTTCCTTGAGAAAGGCTCACTCCTTTTTTCAGTACCGTCCAGAAAGTCGTTCTCCAATAAGGCCACCACAGTCTGTTTTCAGAAAAATCTACTTCATTTCCATCAAGGGAGATGTGAATACTATTCTTATCCCAAAAGGGAAAGCCTAGCTTTACTGCTACATCATAAGTTCCTGCCTGAGCAAGCGTGAAATGATAGGTTGCCGCACCTTCATCCCCCAGTGTTGTGACGCTATTAGAAACAGAAACAACACCAGAATAACTATCCGGCATGGCATCATGATCCACATAAACAGTTCCAAAGGCTAACTTTTGTTGTTTGCCATAGGCCGTCAGATACTGTCTGCCATTGTAGCTTGCAGATAAGAGTGGATAGCTATAGCGAGTGGCATCTCTTCCTTCCATATAATCGTAGACATGTGGCAATGCCCAGGGCACTTTATTATCATCATCCCAATAAGCCACGATGGGAATAAACGGTTGAGGAGGCGCATCGTCTGTGAAATTATAGGCTCCTGTCATCCAGTATTTTGCCGCATAGTAGGTATGAGACGTTCCCCTATAGGCTTTACCTAGGTTTTCTGGTGTGTCATAGATTTGCCAGTTCCAGCCATAAGCAGGCATTCCAAAGAAAATCTTGTCGGGATTCATTACTGTAACGGCATAATCATAAATGCCTTCAAGCCAGCTTCTTGGAGATACAGGTCCCGGTGCAGAACCTGACCAAGCCATACCATAACTCATAATTGATGCGGTATCGCAATAAGGGTCTAGGTCACCATAAACGCACCAATTCTCACCGCCTACTGAACCATTCACGCTGGTCATACCGGGAAGGCAGATGTTCATCAGTTTACTTGAATCATGGGCTTTGATGGTGTTGTAAATATTTTTGAACATGGCGGTTGACTCAGCATGAGTGGAATAGTCATCGCCTTTTTCTAGGTCAATATCAATACCATCACACCACGGATACTTTTCCATAATGCGAATAAGCTCGGATAGAAACAGTTCCTGAGCGCCATTTGTGTTATCTCTCAATGCTCTGAAGATACTGTTTGCACCATCATTGGCAATGGTCAGTAGCCATTTGATGTGGCGATAACGGTTGATGTAGGGGAGCATACTGCTGATGGTGACACCACTCTCAACAATTTCACCCGTAGCTCGTACCTTAAAAGAAAAAAGACCGATGGTATCAATCCGGTCTCCATATTTCTCTAAAGCTTCATACATCCGTGCATTTCCCATAAAAGTCCACACCATGATTTTCTTGCCTTTTAGTCGTTCCATTAGAATGGCTCACCTCCGTCTTGCATTTCCTGCATGGTAAACAGCACCCTTGCAGATTTCCCTTTTTCAAGGGTCACTTTGTGCTTTGAGTCCCAAGCAGCACTGTATTGATAGAACCCCTCTTTGGGTTCGCTTACTCCGTTTTTGGTACACTCTCGTGTAGATGCTAGGAGCGCCAACTCAACATCTTTTCCAATGGTTCCAGGGAAGGAGACCTGTTGCCCTCCTATACCTTGGCTTAGTTTCACTGTTCCAGCAGACATAGAAATCTTTGGATAGATATGAATATCAAGTCCTGCAGAGGTTTGACCAACATTAAATAAAATAATGGTTTCCTCTGAACGGACCACACCGTTAAACCAAACAGGATTCTTGATACTGCCATCTTCCTTTAGTTTTTCTAACCTACTTTCTGTATGAGGCGCATAACCATTTAGAACAGGCCCTTCTTGTAACTGGATGTCCGTAAACCAAATCATGCCAGTGCAATCATAGAGGGTAGGTTTTATGCTTACACTCATGACACGCTTATCTTGTTTTTCATGAATCACTTCCGCTAACCTTATAAATTTAACCTTAGCCATCTAACGTCCACCTTATTTCACAGGGATGACCTACCCATCCCGTGACCACTGAGCCTGCTTGTAAAAAGAGATCCGTAATATAAAAAGTGCCTGTGCAATTTGTGACACAGACACGGACGGTAATGGATTTTACTTTTGAAGAGTAGCTTTCTGGGAGTATCTTTTCTGATGTTCTTGAAAAATAAGCCACCAATCTACCTCCTTAATACAAATCAATAAATCTTGTTTCTGTTGTTCCATCTTCATATTCAATAACCACTTCAATGCCAACCTGTGAGTCGCTACTCAGCTTTTCTAGGTTTTCAGATGCGATTTGTGCCGAGAGTGTGTAGCTAGAACGATTCGCTGGATAGATGGTCTGAGCCATACTCTTTGTCATATTGGCTACTCCTGTTGCATTAAACGATGCTGCACCGCTCACACCGTTATCTCCATCTACTTCAAAGCCTGAGTTAACCCAGTAAGCCATCCCATCATCACCACGAGAATTTCGCAGCAGATTAAATGGCACCATTTCACGGATATCATTGTTTGTCACCATACTTGTGCCTTCAAGAGAATCTGCCACGTTATCCCACTGGCTTGCAGAACTGCCCAGATTTTTAAGGGTAGTGGATAGTTCGAGCACCGTATTCCACGGCTCTTGTAAGTTGTACTCTCTTCGTATAACACGAGTGGTAACTGACAGCCCTAAATCCTTATCTTCTACATGAACATAATCGCCAAGCGACCATGCTTCATGCTCATAACCCGTTAACACCGATAAATCCATTGCGTTTAAAACATAAGAGATGTTTGGTTTTGAATACTGAGCAAGCCTCATCTCGGTATATTCTTTCATCTGATAGGGATTGGTAAAGGAAGAACAATCAAGCGTTGATATTCGAATATCAGACGAATACGTATAATCCTCCACATATGCCTTTCCTCCATTGATGTCTGCAAAAGTAAGACCCTCGCTACCAATGGCATAGAGCCTTGTCACAAGACTTCTGGTATCCACGACTCTTTTAATGCTCTTCATATTTTTCTTATAGGCAAACAATGCACCGCTATCCGTGCCATAGACTGTTAAAAGATGGACCAGTCTATTGGGGCAATCAAAGACAAGGTCTCCACCGTGTAAGTCAGCAACCGTGCGAAGGATGGAAAGTGCATTCTTTTCTGTACTCGTCCAGGTTCTTTTAGTTCGCACATTGACTGTGCCTACGCTCCACTCTGTTCCTTCTAAGGCATAAGCCATAGAGACTTCAGCAGTTTCTGCATCAAATTTATGCTCTTCTTTTCGCACTGAAAAAGTCAGGTCATAAAACTCTGCCTCAGCATACACTTCAGTCGCTAGATTTCCTTCGCTGTCTTTTGTATCCGTCAAAGTCCTTACTTTGTAGACGTCATCAACAATCTGGATTTTCTTTTCACTATCAATAAATCCCCGCTTGGGATCACGGTAGGGGATCATAAAGGAGAGCGTATCCTCGCCATTGATTTCACCGGTTACCACAATGTTATAAGCATTTTCTAACACAGCCTCCCAAGCCCCATTTGAATCCAGTACGACTGGTCTTGAAAAACCAATCCTTTCATAAGGTGACTTTGGAATGTCATATAGCCTGATATCAATAATTCGTGGAGTCTTACTCGTATCTGCCGTAGTAAGCGTGACTCTAAAACGAATGTATGCCTTATTGGGAGACGTCAGTTTTCCATCAAGTGCGATGGCTGCCCAATCACTCCAATGAACTAGGTCATCGCTTGTTGAGGTTTCTATTGGCCCAACTGCAGTTACCCCAGAAATATATTCACTGGTAACGGAGATCCGACCTGTGCCAGACAGATTACACGTTGCCGGAGCCGTATATAGTGTTCCTTCCGTTGGATAGACACCTTCTGTCTCCCTTAAACTCACAACTCCCGGAATGGTAAGGGCGTCAACAGCACCGCCCATATCACCCCCGTTAGTCAAAAGAGACCCATTGAAATAATCAATCAAATCATCCGTTGTAAGACTGGAATCCATATCAAAAAACCAGTCATCAAATCTTCCAGCATACCAATAGTCAT